GTCATCAGTGACGTCTTTACGTGGATCACGGATAACATCTCCGGAGGCGACATCTTCGCCGGCCTCGCCGGAGGTGGTATTTTCCTGGCCGCAAAGAAGATCGGCGGGGCGTTCGATACGATCAAGGAAACCGTTGATAACCTCTTCGGTAATGGGGCTGAAAAGCTCAAGAAGGGCGCTGGTGTATTCGACGAGATCCTCGGTGGTCTTCAGGAATCGTTGAATGCATTCACGGGAGGCGTCAAGGCTTTTACCCTTGTAGAGATCGCCGGATCCATCGCGCTGCTTGTTAACTCGATGGAGAAGATCGCCGCCCTGAGTGGCGGTGAAGTTACCGGAGGCATCGCAGCGATCGGCGGCCTGATGACCGAGCTGAACATCAGCCTCAAGGCCATCTCGAAGACGATGAAGGGCGTTAAGACCACCGATCTTATCAAGACCGGTGCGGCCCTTATGGAATTCGCGAAGGCCGTGGACATGCTGGCCGACGCGATGTCCACCATAGGCAAACTCAACTGGGATGAGATCGCCAAGGGTCTCACCGGTATGGGCGGAGCCATGGCCGAACTCGTCGCTGCCGCCAAGGGCTTGAGTTACGCCAAAGTCAATGTCAAGACCGCTGGTTCGCTCATCGCCATGGCCCAAGCGGTCAAAATGGTGGCGGATCCGCTCAAGAAGCTCGGTAACATGAGCTGGAAGCAGATCGGCAAGGGCCTTTCTGCCATGGGTGGAGCCCTCGCCGAGATGGGCACGGTCACCGGTCTGCTCGGGCGATTCGGCAAGCACAATCTTTCCGCCTCCGTCAGCATGGTCTTGACGGCCAAATCCCTTGGTGATATCGCAGATGCATTCGGGGATTTCTCGAAGTATAACTGGGGCGAAATCGGACGAGGTCTTGTCGCCATGGGCGGCGCCTTGGCCGAAGTCGGCACCGTAACCGGGGCGCTTGGCAAGCTTGCCGGAGAATCCGGAATCCTAGGTGGCGGTTCCATTCTCATTACAGCACAGTCCCTTGGCGATATTGCCGAAGCGTTCGGTGAATTCACGCAATACAATTGGGAGGAAATCGGACGCGGACTCGTCGCCATGGGCGGTGCTCTTGGCGAAGTGGCGGTCGTCACCGGAGCGCTCGGTAAGCTTGCGGGTCTGTCCGGAATCCTAGGTGGCGGATCCATTCTAATAACTGCCCAGAGTCTTGGTGACATCGCTGCTGCATTTGGATCGTTCACTCAATACGATTGGGGCGAAATCGGTCGTGGTCTGGTCGCCATGGGCGGTGCTCTTGGCGAGGTCAGTCTCATCACTGGCGCATTGGGCGCACTTACCGGTTTGTCCGGACTTATCGGAGCCGGCACGATCACTCTCGCCGTGCAAGGTCTTGACGAGATTGCCCGAGCGTTCAATTCATTCACTCAATACAATTGGGAGGAAATCGGACGCGGACTCGTCGCCATGGGCGGTGCCATTGGCGAAGTAGCGGCCATTAGCGGCATAACCGGTGTCCTTACCGGAGTCGCCGGCCTTATGGGCGCTGGTACGATCGCACTTGCCTCTCAGGGTCTTATCGATATCGCAACGGCGTTCGGTAAATTCACCGAATTCAACTGGGATGAGATTGGACGAGGCCTTGCCGCTATGGCCGGCGCGTTGGGTGCAACGGCTCTTGGTTCGCTCTTGAACACATTGTCCGGTCTTGGTGCCGGAGCGATATCCACAGTTGCCGAACCTCTTGGTCAGTTGGCCGATTCGGTCAAGAAATGGTCTGGAGTTACCGTTCCTAGCGATTTGGCGACCAATCTCGGAGCTTTGGCATCCGGCGTGATGAAATTCACGTTCGGCGGTCTCGGCGCAGGAGCGTTGTCGACCGCGGCACCGGGCATGGTCCAGATGGCGAATGCGGTCGCGAAGTGGTCCACCATTGAATTCCCGGCCGGGATCGAAGGTAATCTCACAGCTCTCGCCAACGGCGTGAAATCGTTCACATTCGCCTTCGCTGGTGGTTGGTCGTTGAATGCCGTCGTTGGTCCCTTGGGGCAATTGGCAGGGGCCGTCAAGAAGTGGAAGGATGTCACCATTCCCGGTGGTATCCAAGGTAATCTCACCGCTCTCGCTAATGGCGTGAAATCGTTCACGTTCGCTTTCGCTGGTGGATGGTCCATCGATGCCATCAACGAACCACTCGGTAAGTTGGCAGGGGCCGTCAAGAAGTGGAATGGCGTTACTATTCCTGGTGGAATCCAAGGCAATCTTACCGCTCTGGCGAACGGCGTGAAGGCGTTCTCCACCGCATTTCTCGGTGGATGGTCGTTAGGTGCCATTACCGAACCTCTTGGAAAATTGGCCGGGGCCGTCAAGAAGTGGAACGGCGTTACCATTCCTGGCGGCATCCAAGGTAATCTTACAGCTCTCGCCAATGGCGTGAAGGCGTTTACTGGTGTCGGATCCGGGACCACGGAATCCATGTCGAATGCCGCTTCCGGGGTTCAAGCCATTGCCACAGCGGCGACTAATCTGTCGTCGGCGAACCTTTCCGGGGTCTCGACCCAGATTTCGACGTTCGTAAGTTCGTTGAACACCACACAGTCGATTACCAGCACATTACCGGCTGATATTTCGGCGTTCTCAACTCAGTTGAGTTCTGCCATGGCCACGTTGGGTAATACGGTGTCGACCAATGCCGCTACTATCAGATCGGCCTTCTCGTCGCTTCGCACCCAGATAACCACTGCGGTTTCGGGACTCGGATCGATCGTTTCTTCGAATATGAGTTCGGCATCAAACGCGGTATCCTCGGGCGCGAGCATGATTTCGAGCGGATCCGGCGCCATCGGAGCCGCATTCAACCGAATGACGTCGATCGCAAGAAGCCAGCTGACGATATTTTCCAATACCGTTCGTTCGTCCCTCACTCAGGGGGCTTCTTCGGTTCGATCCTCTGCGCCTCAATTCCTTTCGGCAGGAACACAGGTCGTCACATCGTTGACTAATGGTTTGAAGACCGGTCTGAATCGGATTCCGACCATGTTCAATTCGACGATCAGTTCCGCGGCGTCGAATCTTCGATCGTTTAGAAGTTCATTCTATTCTGCCGGAACCTATGTCGCCCAGGGATTTGCATCAGGCATCAGTTCGCAGATCACCGTTGCGGCAGCTGCCGCCGCGCGTCTTGCAAACGCGGCGTCCTCGGCAGCGAAGGCAGCGCTTGACATTCATTCACCTTCGAAGGTGTTTGGATGGATCGGCGAAATGACGGTTGATGGATTTGTTAACACGGTTGACGGAATGGCAACCGATGTTAGAAAGTCCGGATACGGAATGGCCGAGTCGGTTATAAACGGGTTCAACGAACTTGACATGTCAAACATTTCGGATCCGTCGATTCGTCCGGTGATGGATCTGTCCATGGTCAGACGTCAGGCATCCGACTTGTCTTCCATGCTGAGTACGTCGACGAATCCGATCAAGGCCGACATCGACTTCATTGGTCGTTTGGATCGTCAAAATGGTGGGAATTATCAGGCCAAGATGTTCGATCGTTTGATTTCCGCAACCGATAAGAACGCAAAGGAACTATCGGATCTTCGTGGGGATCTTTCGCGATACAATGATTCGATTGCCGGCCAGGAAACGGCCGTGTATGTCGACGGCAAGAAACTGGCCAGCACCATCGCCAAGCCGATGAACCAGCAGCTTGGCATTCGATCCAGGAGAGGAAGTCTGTCTCGAATATGAGTTATCCGGATTATCCGAATAATCGGCTTATCGTTGACGGAGTCGATCTTACGATCCGGTTTCAGATGGCCCTGCTTGATGGATATACACTGTCCCCTCCGGAACCTAAAACCTATACGGTTGATATTCCCGGTGGGGATGGTGTTATCGATCTGACGCAGGCATTGACCGGAGACGTTGCTTATAAGAATCGTCAACAAACGTTTCCATTCATGGTGGTCAATCCTGATTCATTCGAACGGGTGAAGACCGATGTCAGCAACTTCCTTCACGGCAAGGAATTCGACTATCAGATCACCATGGACCCGGGATACACCTATCACGGTCGCTTCACGGTGACCGAATACAGTCATGCGTTGTATGCTTATCCCGGTCTCGTCGGAACGTTTATGGTGTCGGTCGATGCCGAACCCTACAAGTCCAAGGGTTTCCAGACCTATGAGCTCAACGCCACCGGTGGTCAGATGTTCCGACTCGAGTCGGGGCGCAAACCCGTCCATCCGGTCATCGAATGCACCCAACCGTGCAAGGTCCGATGGAAGAACACCCTGACTCAGGTCCCCGCGGGCACCTTCCGGCTCAACGACGTGCTCTTCACCGAAGGGTACAACGAGATCTACATCAATTCGTTCCAGCTCTACAACGTCCGATGGACGCAACTCAAGGCCGGGGAGCAGTTCGGCATGACCTGGGGACAGGCCTCCAAATACCGGTGGGACGACATCCAGAAGCTCGAGGGCATCCAACAGGACGTCCCGATTCCTTGGTATACCAAGGAGGACCAGACCTGGGCCGATCTCGCCTCGCTCCGATGGTATGACATCGGCTACACCCAGGAGTCGGTGGCGATCGAGCACATCCCCAACAAATGGGCCGACCTCGCCGAGACCCGGTGGAGCGATCTCCGCCCCAAGCGTTGGATGCAGGCCGACTATCGTACCGAAACAGTCCGCGACACCACAGTATATCTGCAATACGAATGGAAGGATCTATAATGAGCAATTTCATGGGCCTGACGACCATCCTCGACTCGGATTACGTCTCGCCGACGCCGATCAACAACAATTTCGCCAAGCTCGACGTTCTCGGCAACGATTATGTCGTGGAGAAGGGCACCAGTGGCGAATGGTGGTTCCGCAAGTGGAAATCCGGCCGTGCCGAATGCGGAGTGGATTCGAAGCAGTTCGAGAAGCAGAAGATGGTGACGTTGGGCACCGCGAACATGTACCGCACTCAGTATCTCACCTTCGGCGCCTATCCGTTCTCGTTCGCCATCAGGCCGTACGTTTCCCTGATCTTCGAGGGTGATCTGACGAATTCCGGCCGAGGCTCGTTCGCCGTCCCCCAGCACAACACGTCGACCACCCAGTCCCCCAACTTCTTCATCGCCGACTGGGACAAGGCCGATATGCAGCCCATGGTCGGCATCCTGGTGGTAGGCCGTTACAAGTAAAGCAGGAGCATCATGTACCGTATCAAATACAACGATTCGACGATATTCGATCCCTATGACGATGATGAGGTGGTGACCGACGCCAAGCTCACGCAGGAAGTCAACGCCGCCGCGTACCTCGATTTCACGATATCCCCGAAGCATCCGTTGTATGATACGGTCAAGGAGCGTGATGGCGTCGTCGCCCTCGAGTGGCTGAGCAATGACGACTCGGAAGAGGACGAAAAGCTCTTCGAGGGCATCATCGACGCCATCACCATCGATTTCTACGGATACAAGGAGATCTCCTGCGTTTCCGCGATGGACTATCTGAACGACACCGTCGTCCGTCCGTATTCCACCGTCGCCGGCGAGCAGGCCCTTACCGCCCCGAGCTCGATCGAGGGATATTTCCAGTGGCTTATCGATCAGCACAACTTGCATGTTATCGATTCCAAGAAGCGGTTCGGCGTCGGAGTCAACCAGGGCGCCAGCATGCGCCACAACGACTTCATCTATCGGTCGTCGACCAACAATCCGACGACCAGCGAGGAGATCTCCAACCAGATCCTCGAAACCCTCGGCGGATATCTGGTCATGAGGTACGAGAACGGAAACAACGTCCTCGATCTGTACTCCGACGTCCACGAGATGAACGCCCAGGTCATCGACTTCGGCGTGAATCTGCTTGATTTCACCAAGACCATCGACACCGCCGATCAATACACGGCGCTCATTCCGCAGGGCGGGTCGCCGAAGTTCACCGATGGCGGCTTCGAGGACGATGACAGCGTGTGGAACCAGTATCCGTACCTCAACATCTCCACCGATCAGAAGCACTCCGGCGACAAATCGGCATATTTCACCGAGGGCAACGGGGAATTCATCAACTCCACGTTCTTCTACGTCCGGGAGGGTTACCGGTACAAGTCCACGGTGTGGGTGAAGAACGAACGTTCGTCGGCCATCAAGGTGTATCCCCGATACCAGGTATTCGTCGGCTCGGCATGGGAGACCAGAACCCCGGATGGCGTCAACCCGCTCGAGGTTCCGAACGACGACAAATGGCACGAGTTCACCTTCGACTTCCTGCCCCATGTTTCCGAGACCACGAAGATCCGTCCCTATTGGGTCTTTGATTCCGTCGCCAACGACTCGAACAAACGTGTGTATGTCGACGACTTCAACTTCGTCCGCATCCAGGGAGAACAGGAGCTTGAGGAGGATCCGATCACCATCTCGCAGATGGGCGACGGCACCACCCAGTTCAGCTACGACATCGTCAAGTACCACGACGTCGTCTATTCGCTTGATGCCGTTCAGAGGTACGGTTATCGTGAGAAGGTCTTCAGCGACGACACCATCACCGACGAGGACGCCCTGATGCAGGAGGCGATCCGCCAGCTCAACATGGTGATGTCGCCGACCACGGGGATCGACATCAAGGCGATCGACCTGGCCATGTTCATGAAGGGCTACAAGCATCTTCAGGTCGGGCAGGCGGTCCGCATCCGCTCGAAGTTCCACGACACCGACGAATACCTCATGGTGTCGAGCGTGAATCTCGATCTTCAGGATCCGAGCCAGACCGAGTATGAACTCGGCAGGGCCTATGACAGCCTGACCGGCCAGCAGTCGGGGTTCCTGAGGAGCCTGAACTCCGGGATCAACTCCTCCCTTGACGCGGTGGCCTCGCTCGACCAGACGACCAAGGATCAGGCGATCCAGATCGGCAAGGTCGAGGACGTCGCCAACGATGCCTCCGACAAGGCCGATAATGCCCAGAACACCGCCAACAATGCGCAGCAGACGGCGAATTCCAACAAGCAGTCCATCTCGGATTTGCAGAACCAGCAGTCCGAGCAGGACAAGATCATCGAACAGATGCAGCAGGGCATCGCCGACTCCGAGAAGGAGATCGACGGCATCAACGACCGTCTTGACCAGATGGACACCGAGGCCGGAGAGATCCAGGCAAACATCGACGCCGTCCGTCAGGAGGCCCAGACCAATTTCGAGACCGCGAAGGCCGCGGCGGATTCCGCAGGCAAGCGTGCCGACGCCGCCCAGAAGGCCGTGGACTCCCTGCGTGAGAGCACGTCGTCGGAGCTTCAAAATGTGAAGGATTCCGTGTCGTCCGTCCAGTCCGACGTGGACGCGGTGGAGCAGAAGGCCGCCGATCTTGCGTCGGAACTGGACGGGACGCAGGCCACGGTCGAGCAGGTCACCACGGATCTTGGTGAGGTGAAGACCACGGTGTCCAACGCGGCCACCAAGGCCGATCAGGCGTTGCAGGTCTCCACGTCGGCGTCCCAGACGGCGACCGAGGCGAAGACCACGGCGACGTCGGCCTATCGGGACGCCCAGTCGGCCCTCACCCAGTCGAGCACCGCCTCGCAGACCGCGAATGCCGTGAAGACCGAGCTGGAGACGAAGTACTCGACGACCGACGAGATCGCGGAGCAGTACGCTACCAAGAGCCTGGTCGAACAGACGAGCCAGTCGATCGCGAGCACCGTCGAGGCCACCTACGCCACCAAGGCCACGGTCGAGGCGCTGGAGAACATCGCCAACAACGCCGTCCAGACGTGGATGGGTTCCGGCGTACCGACGCTGTCGAACAAACCGGCCTCGGACTGGA